TAGTGTGTTTGCTGTAGAAACCGGATAAATTGGAACTTGTAATACTTTTCCAGAATTTTTTGGAACTGAAAAGTTTCTAACAAGACCTCTTAATAACGATTTCTCTTGAGCAACAAACATAGCTTCTTGAACGATTGGTGATAACAAATCATTCAATGTAGTTGTAGTCGATTTGATTTCATTAGCCATTGTAATTTACTCCTTAATGGTTATTTGTTTTATTTTATGCCCTTTTGCTTACGATATTCAGCATAAATCTTTCTATCGTCAGCATTTGACATGTCTAGTTTAGTTATATCTAACTTTTCACCGCTCCCTACATCACCTATTCTGCTTTCACTGCCACTGCCTGTCGGTGTGGCCGCCACAAAATGTGGATTAGTAGTTAAAAATTCGCTAACAAGTTCCGATATAGTTAGGTGTTCGCCTTTGTCATTATATCTTACTTGTTTTGTCTTAGGATCAACAATTTCAACATCACCAGCTTCGTTCATTTGAACTTGGTCTTTAAGTAAAGTGCTTACCTGTCCAGGATTCACCGCCTTAAGTTTTGAAGCTGTGTCTAATAAAGTGCCATCAACCTTGATGTTCTTTACTTGACCTAACAATTGGTTAATCTGTTCATCTTTTTTAGAAACTGTTTCTTTCAAAATCTGTTCAAATTCACCCTTTGCCTTGAGCTTGTCTTGTTTTTCCTTTTCAGCCTTTGCGGACAATTCGCTGTAGTATTCTGGATCAATTCCTTCATACTTCTTTTCAAACTTTCTTCGCTCTCTCGCGATTCTGTCTGCTACTACTTTGTCCAAGTCAGCCTGTGTAAAAGTTCTTGCCTCGTTTTCAGCTTCTGTTGTTTCAACTTCTGCTGTTGGAGCCTGAGTTGGCTCAGTGTTTTGTGTATCCGCTTCACTCATCGTTTGTTTCCTCCTTTAGAGTTTTGAGTTTAACTTTCCAATCTTGCGATTGTTTGTGTTATTTATGCTGTCCCTGGCCTTTGCCAAAACATCATAATCTTGTTGTATCAAACATGGCATTGGGGTGCTTTTGCCACCCCATTGAGGATGTGAATATAACCATTCTTCTTCCTCTCTTGTTTGATTGAATTCTTTCATTAGTTTTTCTAGTTCAGCATCAGTGGCACCTGGATATTGATATATTCTTGCCACATATTTGCCCAGTGGTAGTATGGTGCCGTTCCAATCCTGTATGTCAAGCCTTGATCGTTTCCAATATGCTTGGCTCCATGGACATACACCCACTAGTGAAGCAAAGTAATCGCTCCAATTAACCTCTTCTGCCACCTTTTTTCTTTTTCTTCTTTTTAGTAAATGTAAATGATTTACCCTTGCCCATTGATCCGCCTCTGCGGCCGCCTCGTTTAGCCATTGTCTTCTCCTGTGTTAAACATCGCTGATAATTCAGGATGTAGGTTTAGTATTTGCTCAGTGGTATAGCCCTGCTCTACCATCTGTTTCATATGCTCTACCAATTGTGTAGGATTTGAAATAGGTGTGTGTGCCATTTCAGTATCAATAGGTTGTTGTTCTTGATCTTCGATAACTGCTTCCAATGTATCTTCATCTGTAATCAGTGCTTTGGCCAACATGATATCAATTTGTTTGAGTAGTTCTGGATTTTCCGGTTTGGTTTCTTTGGCTTGTTTTAGTAGTGCGATTGTGTTTTCTTTGTCATGTATATTGAATGTGTCTGGATAATCCACTACACCATCCCATACTCTGTTTTGCCACAATGCCCATAGTCGCCAAATGTGTTCTTCCGCCAATTCTAATAGATCCGCTTTCTGTGAAAGTCTAGCATTTAGTAGTTGGAACTCTGTTTGTAGAGCAACACCACTCATAGCCTTGGCTGTGGTTGATCTCACCCCGCCCATATTGGCCATTCTGTTGATGCTATCGACCTTTTCATTCATTGAGGATATAATCTGTGTTATACCACTACCACTTGGTTCTAGCAAGAATGGTTTTAGGTTGGGGTCCAAGTCATCCGGTAGGTCTATAACCGCTCCTGCCCCTGCTGAGGCTTGTGTGGAACTCGTTTTACATAGACTTGGATGGTTGGAAATCCTTATGAGCTGTTCTAACTCACTCAATTCATTGTAGATGCTTCTTTGGACATCTGCTATATCAGATATATCACTTACACCTATCGCTCTAGTTTGGCTTCTGCCAGCATACACTGGAACACAAGGCACAACACCTAAAGGATTTGGAAATACATCCATGATTTGACCTTGTTTATCTGATGAAGTTTTGCGATACACAGTTGTTTCTGTGGTTGTGATTGTTCTATAATAAACTGCTTTGTCATCAATACCATCTAATAGTGTGATTGATTGTAGTGCATAAACACCATTTGACTTTCTAGCATACTCCCAATTGATAACATTTTCTGGTGTTATGATTGAGACATATGGTCTAATCTCTTGTGATAATTCTTCTGCTCTAGTATTAACTGTGGTATTGGGTTTATCAACCAACACCCATATATGTCCATAAACTGATGAATATGTGCTACAGTCTCTCATGAAACTGTTGAAGCTACGGCCATCTAGATCACAGTCATCTAAAAAACTATCGATCGAAGGGTCATTGCCTATTTGTCCATATTCTCTCTTGGGTGGTGTTCTAAATAAGAATGAATTATATGTTTCTACCACTGACTTACAGTGATTGTCTAAAGGTGTGTTTCTAATTCTATTGTAAAAGTCTTCGTTTGATTCTAGGGTATATTTTACGAGATAACGACCTTCTCTATAATCGTTTCCACCGTTGTATGAATCGGAATAATACTGCCACCTTTTTATGTTGTTCTTCCAATCAGGATGAACTGGGATACCGTAATATTCTATTCTATACTCTACATCAAAAGCATCATCTATTGTCGCCATTTATGTGTCCTTAATTTGTAAGCATTGACCAAGTTTGTAGTTTGTTATTATTTATACTATTTCTTTTTACAGGATATACATATTCTACCATATAACCCAATGCATCGTTCATGTGTGAAAGATTTTCATTGTTATCCGGTATTGATGTGCCTGGTTTGTATATTTGTCTTGATAATGATCTAATCACTTGTTTGCAATTGGGTGCTATCCATAATTTTTGTGTGCCATCTGCGGATTTTAGTGCCGAGTTGACAGAATTTATTCTATCTCTTATGGCTGGATGCTGTGATTTGGCCTTTACATTGAATCCAGCATTTATTAATATGCTTAGATCTGTCCTACCACCTGCACTTGTTTTTCTCTGTCTCGATGCTGGATCTGGGAAGATAGTCACCGATTTCTGTGAATATCGCGAATGTATTTCTTGCACCATTTCATCAGTGTTTGATCCGTGTATGGCTATTTCATCAACAATAACCAGGCCTTGTTCTGTCTTTACTGCCACACAGGCACTCATGGGATCTATGTTAAAGTCCATGCCTATGTATATGTGCTTTGCCTCTTTTAATGGGGTTATATCCTCTTTATAAACAGAGTCTTGGGTGTAGTTGTAGTATATGGTGCCTGAATATGTTTCAAATGATGCTTCATATTCTTGTTTAAATGTTCTCTCATCTAGATCATTGCGGGCCTGTTCTATTTCTTCTTGTGGAACTTGGCCGCCTTGTATGGTGGTGTATTGAAAACTCGCCCAGTTCTTGCTATCTACTTTGTCCTGTTGGAATATGTCATATGCCCAGTTACCTATGCCTTTGGGTGTGCCGCAGAATAAAGCACTGCCGCCTGTGTCTGATAATGTTGGTCTAAGCACTTCATACCATGCCTTGGCATCTATGTCAGCGAACTCATCCAGCACTATAAAGTCTAATCCCAATCCCCTCAGTGAATCCTCATTGTCAGCACCTCTTAGGCATATGAGTGATTTATTTACGAGACGAATAGAAAGATCACTTTCATTTATTCTTTCAATCCACCTTAGTTCTCTCAATCTCTTTTTGAGTTGTTCCCATACGATCTGTTTGGCCATCCTATATGAGGGTGCCACATAAAATACTTTACGGTTGGGTTCGGTCGCTGACTTGCATAGTTCACGGATGGCGATATGTGTCTTGCCAAATCTTCTACCTGAAACTAATACTCTAAATCTGCGATCTGAATCTGTTATTGTTTTCTGTGCTGGGGATAACGGCATCGTAGATATTTATG